AACAAGAATGAATAAAAAAAAGCCCAGCATGGGTGCATGGGCAAACTAACAGGATATTAATCAAAGTATAGTGATAATTACTTAGTATAGCTTAAGTAAATATATATATCAGCAATTAGATAAGTCGTTTATCCATTAAGGAGAGTGATCATATCTTGACTGTTAGGAACAGACTAGAAGTGACCAAAGTAACGTAGTGACACGTGATGATGGTTGCGAATGGTTACTTTTTGTCGTCTGTATATATAGGCTTGGTGCAGGTGGCTTCCATCACAGGCATCCCTGGGGATGATATGGATTCAATTATTACTTTTGTGTCATTTCCACGAAGTAATGTAAGCCTTGTATCGTGGCTCATCCAATAGAATTCTTTGTAATAAGGTACTCCGAATTGAGATGAGTATGCTCCTTTTACCTTCATAGCATAGGTCGGAGATGGCATATGACTACTCTTTTTAGCTGGCGCTATCTTGAGGATTTGTGTTGCATTTGATTTATAAACAGAAAATATCTGGCTATCCTCACTTTTTTTGGTGGTGCCGTCTTGGGAGTAATTAATCCAAGAGCACTCCATTTCAAATATCAGGGTTTCATCTGTTGCATTAGCGCACACAGTGAACGGTATAAGTAAAGCAAAAAGATACTGTCTCATGATCCCTCTATGTCAATGCAATATCGTCTTACGACAAGACTATCACAAGAAGAGCTAACTATGACTGAAAAATATCACGTAATAGCAACTAAGAAAGATGGCTCAACATACAAAGGCATAATGACCACTAAAGAGCCTTATGTGACCAATAGGATAATCGGTAGCGCAAAAATAGAATACTAAATAAATTAGACCCAAAATAGCGTGTTTTGGGCATTCTTCAGGCCTGTGAGGATAAATAAAGGTGAGCAATTAAGCTCTATAAAAGACATAGGAGAATTCTAATGTCTAAAACAACCGATCAGCTGATCAACAATCTTAAGCATAACTTCAAGTTACTGGAAACCATTTATCAATCAGGCTTGTCAATTTACTACAATACTGACGTAATCCATGATGCTATTGATGCAATCATTGATGAGTTAAGGCGACGAGGAGTTGCTATCTAACAATAGCCCGCTCCGGCGGGTTTTTTATTGCAAATCACAAAGCTCACTACGGTGAGTTTTTTAATTTGTTATTGAGGATATGAATATGGCTAAAAGACCAGATTGGGAGGCCATCGAGTCGGCTTACCGAGCTGGCGTGATGTCCATAAGGGAAATAGCCTCTCAATACGAGATAACCCATCAGGCGATAAGTAAGCGCGCCAAGAAAGAAGGATGGGAGCGAGATCTAAAGGCAAAGGTTAAAGCTAGGGCTGAAAACTTGGTTGCCAAAAGGGAGGTTGCCAGTCTGGTTGCCACCGAAAAGGCTATTTCAGAACGGCAACTTATTGAGGCTAATGCCGAGGTTATCGCTAATGTCCGCATGGAGCATAGAGGCGATATTCGAAGGGCTAGAGAGTTAACCAACAACTTATTTGATGAACTATCTGCTGAATGTGCTGATGTGCCAGCCTTAAGAAAACTTGGCGAGTTAATGTTTAGTCCTGATGATAACGGACGCGACAAACTCAATGAAATTTATCACTCAATCATCTCCCTGCCTGAGCGCGTTAAGTCAGCCAAATCATTAAGCGAAACATTTAAAAATTTAGTTGGCCTTGAGCGTCAAGCATATGGCCTTGATGATGTTCAGCCGAATAAGACAGCTAGTCAGCTATCAGAACTAATGGACGACTTATCTAAGGAATAATCATGAAGCCAGAACATCTTGCATTATTGAGAGATAAGCTCTGGCGATTAAATCACCTCTACTGGATAACCAATAAAGAAGGCAAGCCAGTTCGATTTAAAATGACGCCTGAGCAACTCGAATACTTTGAAGGGATGCACACGCGAAACATTATCCTTAAAGCCCGTCAGCTTGGCTTTACTACAGAAGTCTGCATTATCCAATTAGACGCAGCGTTATTTGAGGCGGCTAAATGTGCATTGATAGCCCACACACTTAACGATGCTAAGCGACTATTCAGGGAAAAGATAAAGTATGCCTATGACAAGCTACCCGATGAAATCAAAGCGGCTAACCCAGCGAGTAATGATGCGGTTGGTGAGTTGGTGTTTAGCAAAGGCGGCTCGCTTTATATCAGCACGTCATTTCGTGGCGGTACACTCCGTTATTTGCACGTTTCTGAGTTCGGTAAGATATGTGCTAAGTATCCAGAGAAAGCCCGTGAGATTGTCACTGGCGCATTTGAGGCGGTATCAAGCGATTGTTTTACGACGATTGAAAGCACAGCGGAGGGTCGAGCAGGTTATTTCTTCGATTATTGCCAGTCTGCTGAGAAAGCGCAAATTCAGAATAAGACTCTCTCTAACCTAGACTGGAAGTTCTTTTTCTTCTCATGGTGGAAGAATCCAGAGTATGCCATTAACCCTGTTGAGCCATTACCCCAGCGGTTAGTTGATTACTTTGATGAGATAGCCAGCAAACATGGTGTTCAATTAAATGAGCGCCAGAAAGCATGGTATTACGCCAAAGAGAAAACGCTTGGCGACGATATGAAACGGGAATATCCGTCAATACCGTCTGAGGCATTCCAACAATCGGTTGAAGGCGCTTACTACGCCAAGCAGTTCCGCTTCCTGTACGAAAATAAACGCATTGGCACACTTCCTGATAACTCGCACTTACCGGTTCACACGTACTGGGATATTGGTGTGGGTGACTCAACGTCAATTTGGTTTATTCGTGAAGTGGGCGAGGAGTTCCACATTATAGACCACTACTCAAACAGTGGTGAAGGTCTACGGCACTACATGAAAGTACTGAAAGACAAAGGCTACACATATGCAAGTCACAATGGCCCTCATGATATCGATAACCGTGAGTTTGGCTCGGATGCGAAATCTCGGCGTGAATTAGCGCGTGAGGGGTACGAAATCGACGGACAAATTTACTCAATCCGATTTGAAGTAGTGCCGAAGCTTTCAGTTGATGAAGGTATCGAGGCAGTACGTGAAATTCTGCCACTTTGCGTGTTTGATGAGCATAAATGTAGTGAAGGCATTGCTCATCTAGAAGCTTATCGTAAAGAGTGGGATGACAAGCGAGGCTGTTGGAAAGATAAACCGCTTCACGATTACACGTCACATGATGCTGATGGATTTAGATATTTTGCAGTGAGTCGAAGAAATACTAAACGGTTGACTAAGAAAATAGAATTTAACTGGAACTAACATGAATACAAACGTTGATTACAAGCATCCAGCTTACAATGAGTTTTTGCCTGAATGGGACATGGTTGGCGATTGTGTTGATGGCGAACGAGTTGTTAAAAGCAAGAAAGAGAAATACCTCCCTCATCCGGCAGATAACAAAGATGAAGATGATAAGGGTAATGAGCGTTATAAGCGCTATTTAGCTAGAGCATCCTTTCTGAATGCCACGGGTAGGACACTTAGTGGTTTACTTGGTATTGCTTTCAGTAAGCCAGTAAAGATTAGTATTAGTGGTGATGTTGAGTATTTAGAAACTGATATTGACGGTCAAGGTCAGCCACTTACTCAAATGATAAGGGATGCGTTATCGCAAAACTTACAGCGTGGTCGAGCAGGTTTATTAAGTGATTTTAGTGGTTCAGGTATTCAGTCAGAGGCTAATAAAGGTCGCTCCTATATTCGGTTGTTTACAGCAAAAGAAATTATCAATTGGCGTGTAACGAACGGGAAAACATCCCTCGTTGTCCTCAAATATCAGGAGCCAGTAGATACAGATGATTTTGAACTGCAAATGCAGAATAACTGGATTGAATTAAGGCTTGTTAACAATGTAGCTTGCTCTCGTCGCTGGTATGAAGATGGAGATATAAAAGTTACAGAGTGGGTTGTATTAAAGGATGCACACGGCATTCCATTAAGGGAGTTGCCGTGGTCATGGATTGGTTCAATGAACAATGATCACACCCCTGATGCTCCTCCTCTTGCAGATATTGCGTACTTAAATATCAAACATTATCAAGTTGAGGCTGATATCGCAGAGTCTGCACATACTGTCGGTCAGCCGATGATTGCACTAACTGGCCTTACTGATGATTGGGTTGAAAGACACGTGTCTGAAGGGTTTACTGTTGGTTCACGCAAAGGGGTGTTGCTGCCACAGGGTGGTGATATGAAATTTGCGCAGCCAGAAGACAGAAACATTCAAATAAACCTAGCTGAGCGCAGAGAAAAGCAGATGGCAATGCTAGGAGCTAAGCTAGTTGAACGCGGGACATCAGCAAGAACAGCGACTCAGGCACAGGATGAGGCTCAAACAGATAATTCAGTGCTTTCGTTGTGTTCAGGAAACGTCGAAAAGGCCGTTAACCGAGCACTTAATTTCTGCATTCAGTTTGAGGGGAGTGGTGAGGCAACTATTGAGATAAACAAAGTTTACGATATTGCTCAACTGGATTCGCAAGCAATCACAGCTCTCCTTGCTTCTCTCCAATCTGGGGCTATGCGATTGATTGATTTTGTTAAGTACCTGCAAAGTATCAATATCATCCCTCAAGATGAGAAAGCTGAGGATGTTATCGAAGAGATAGAATTATCGCGAGCTAACTCAATGATGTAGAGGTGAATATGCAATCGCAGTTGATGTTAGATAATTCAATGATGATCCAAATTCTCCTAGAACGACTCAAAGCTGGCATTGTTGATAGAGAGGAAATGCAAAGAGAGCTAAGGGCGGCTGTTGCTAAGGCGTTAGCTAATTTCTCAGGTCAGATAACATCGAGGTCAAAACTAAACGCCATAATTGCTGAGTTAAAGCGAGAGCTATCACCAGTTCTGACCAGTTACTCTGAGCATTTACTGCAATCTGTTCTCGATATCGGTGTTGAGTCAAGCCAACTTGAAGTTGATAGCTTATCGCAGATAGTAACAAATGAAGTAAGCAAGCCTGATGCTGAGAAAGTTAAAAAAGCCATTTTAAATGTGCCGCTGATATTAACCGCTTGGGGCGGCTCTTTATTTCTCAAGAAATTTATATCATCTTGGGTGACTAGCTCTATCCAGCAAGTAGAGAATCAGACTGTTTTGGCTATGGCTGCTCAAAGTAACATTCAAGTTCTACAGTCCACTATTAATGGGGCTGCAATTGATAAAACACAGGTCTCTACATCGACGATATCTCGAATTACTTACAACTACAGAACAATTGCAAATACGGCAATTCAGCATGCTCATACATGTGCGGCTCAGGAATTTTATAAGGAGAATGACGATTTAATTAAAGAGGAAGAATTCAGCGCAATACTGGACAACAAAACATCATCGACGTGTAGGGCTTTATCAGGAAACCGATATCCTGTTGGGGCTGGCCCAATGCCACCATTACACCCAAACTGCCGAAGTCAGCGATTGCCAATACTTAATGATAAATTTGCTAATTTGATAATAACTAAACCAATAGGAAGATCTGAATGGGGAGAAGAAAGCTATTATGAATGGCTATCTAGGCAACCGGCCAAAAGACAGGATTTAATATTGGGTCCGACTAGAGGGAAGTTGTTTCGTGATGGTGGTTTATCTCCAGAGCGATTCGCACAGTTGCAGTTACATAAAAACTTTAAACCAATGACACTTAAAGATATGCAAAAGTTTGCGCCTAAAGCGTTTGAGCGAGCAGGAATTGAATTGAAATAACACAAACCCACCACTGAGTGGGTTTTTTATTATCCGCAGTTAGAGACTGCACCATCTAAACCAGAGGTTTTACGATGTTTAAATATTTATTAACGAAAGAAGAATTTGACGCATTAACTGATGAGCAAAAGGCTCTTTACAAAGAGTCTGGTGGTAATTACCAACTTCAAATCGAAGGTATGCCAGAAATTCCAGATGTGTCAGGTCTTCAAAAGAAAGTTGATGAATTACTTTCTGAGAAAAAATCAGAGCAGGAGAAACGCCGGCAAGCTGAAGAGGCTGCAAAAAAAGCAGCAGAAGATCAAGCGCGTAAAAATGGCGATATCGAATCACTAGAAAAAAGCTGGGCTGAAAAGTTAAAGACGCGTGAAAACGAGTTATTAGCACAGCTGCAGGAGAAAGACGCGAGTCTACATACGCTATTAGTTGATAACGTTGCTCAAACTGTGGCTACAAAGCTTGCTGGTGACGCTGCTCCGTTAATCATGCCACACATTAAATCTCGATTATCAGTAGAAGACGGTAAAACGCGAGTGGTTGATGCTAACGGTCATCCTTCTGCATTTACCATTGATGATTTAGAAAAAGAATTTCGTAGTAACCCGTTATTTGCTCCAGTAATTATTGGTAGTAAAGCCACCGGAACCGGAGGGGAAGGCGGTAAAGGGAAATCACCAGCCGGAGGCAGTGAAAAACCCAAAAGCGCGAATCCGTTAGTGGACAGCGCACGTGAAATCATTGCTAATATCCAAGAGGATTAATTTATATGTCTTTATATATTTTTCAAAAACAAGTGTCTCTAGCGGCAACAGAGTTGGTTGCTCAGGCTGTCCGTCAATTTAACGAAGCATCTGGTGGTGCTTTAGTTATTGGCGATGGTGATCATATCGGTGATTACATTGAGCAAACATCATGGCAGTTGCTTGGTGGTCTGGCTCAGCGACGCAATGCATATGGTTCAGGTAATCTAACGCCACAAGAATTGGGGCAAATCCTTGACCGTATGATTAAGATTGATGGTCGTATTGGCCCTGTCTCAGTTACCCCGACAATGATGAAGCGACTAGGTAAGGACGTATCAGAAGCGGCTGCGGTAGTTGCTGCTCAATCAGCAGAAGCCATGTTACAAGATTACCTGAATACTACTGGCGCGGCATTAAAAGCAGCTATTTCTGGTAATAAAACAGCCGTTACTGTTGGAGGTGAAACACCATCATTAAGAGGTTTAAATAAAGCAACACGTCCATTCGGTGATGCATATTCGCGTATTGTTGCTTGGTTGATGGATGGTGCAACATTCAACGACTTTATGGATGAGACATTAACCAACGCAAATAACCTATTCCAAATTGGCAACGTCGCCATTAAACAAGATAACCTTGGCCGTCGTTTTGTTATCTCTGATATTCCAGCTTTATCAGATGCAGACAAACAACATTCGCTAGGTTTAGTGACTGGTGCTGCTGCGGTTCAAACATCACCACTAATCATGAAGGCTCAGGATATATTAGGGCAAGAAAATATTAAGGCACTAATGCAAGGTGAGTACGACTTTACTATTGGTTTGCGTGGTTACCAGTGGAGCAAAGATAGCATCAAATCCCCAACTAACGAACAGATTGCCGCGGTAGCTAACTGGAAGCAAATTGCTACGGATATTAAAGATACTGCTGGTGTTATGGTTTCATTTGGCAAAGATACTAGCGTTGGTGGGTAACGTGAGGGGCCGCCGCCCCTTATTTATCCATGAGGAGTGAGCATGTCTATTGCGATTACGGTTGAGCAAGTTAATGAGCAATTAGAGGTGATGGGGTTTGAGGCAACAAGTCTTGTCATAAACTCTGCTATATCTATAGTGGACACTATTGATACTTGCCTTGATAGCGCAGGGTATTCAGATGCGGTAATTGCTTTAATTAAACTGTATTCGGTTATCCTTATATTATCATCTGCTGATGTTCGTAAAATCGCGTCAGAGCACGCACCTTCTGGCGCTTCTGTTTCATATCAGTATTTTTCTGATGGCAGAAAAACGTTGCTAAAAATGCTGTCTTCCCTAGATACCAATGGATGTACTAATAGCCTTCCTATTGAACGCCCCGTAGGTGTCATTCAGTTTGATGTAGTTCGGGGGTGATATGGGGAAAATCCTGCGACGATTTTGCAAAGGGTGGGCAACCATCTGGAAAGTTGAGGGGAAAGATAAATACGGGAAGCCTATATTTTCAGAGCCAATCCATATCCGGTGTGATTACGGAAGTAGCTTTAAAGATGGTAGTAAAACTATTGGTACTGAAATAATTATTAAGAATGTCATTTGGACTGAGTATAGCGAAGCTTCTCAAGAAGACTATATCGCCATCGGTAAGTATGAAGACAGAGAGCCATTTTTGCATGGTGCTAGTAGGATTAAGTCTATCGATAGAGACCGTGATATTAATGGCGGTCTAGATGATTACACACTAACAACGGCGGTGTAACTATGGGGGCAAAAGTAAAAGGAATAAGTAATGCGATATCTAACTTAAACTCTCTGGTTGGAAGCATAGCATCAAAGAAGATAGCTCGAGCCATGCATAGAGCGCTAGATATTGGTGGCAGGCAAGCTGCTGTATACACGCCAATTGACACTAAAACGCTCATTAATTCACAATTTAGAGATGTGAAAGTAAAAGGTGCTCTATTTACTGGTCTCGTTGGTTATTCTGCTTCATATGCTGTTTTTGTTCATGATCCTAATGTTAAACAAACTTTCCGCAGACCTACTGCTAAGAAAGAATTCCTCCTGAAGGGGTTTAAGGAAACGAAGCAAATGATTGATCAGGCTGTTGCTGAGGAACTTAAAATATGACGACCTTTGAGAGACTGAAAAACTATTTTTCTGAATCAGGGTTATCTGATGGTTTCATTCAGCAGGATTATATTTGGAATGAAAAAGAAGGTAATGATTCAGATTCATATATCGTATTTCAGCAACTAAATGGAACTGGTCGTATTGATGATTTAAGTGGCGATGATTTCTTCACCGTTTCACTCATATCTGGCAAGGCGTGGATTGATTTTATTGTTCAGAGAGCTAACGAAATACTAGAGTATGTAAGGTGTCACTCTAGAAGTCATAACATTGGTTTTATTATCAATACATCTGGTTTTGTTAATCCAATTCAAACGACAGAAGGTAGGTTTATTATCCCGCTTTCTTTCCGCTGTACATCTTAAATTAAACACATCTCAACAGGTCGCTTATGCGGCCTTTTTTATTTGCAAATAAAGAGGTTATAACATGGCACAATGCCCTGATGATAAAGGCCTAGTGATGGGTAACGCAGGTATTCTGCGCATTGCAAAAGGCTGCCCTGACCAAGTACCAGCACAAGATCAATTCTTGCGCTTAGGTGCGCTAACAAGCAAGTCATTCGATTTCGGTATGGAGACAGTGACATCTAATGCTGATGACACCAAAGGCTTAACTGAGTCAATTGTTACTGGTGCTGACTTCACCATTAGTTTTGATGGTGAATTAAAGAAAGCTGGTGTAACCGGTTCTACTTCCGCGTTTGATATTGCCAAAGAAATCCTTGATGAAATCAAAGCAAGTCGCCAACCGTCATATTGGGTTCAACTTGATATGAAAGGCGATGGCTCTGATGTTGTTCAGGGTTATATGGCTTTCACATCTTGGTCAATGGAGTTTCCAACAAAAGAAATTTCTACCTATTCAGGTGAGCTAAAAGTTGCTGATGCAGAAACGGTTGAGTGGCTACAAGAAGAAATCGTTGTTCAAAGTATTGCCGTCGAGCCAGCCACTCTGTCTGTAAAAGTGGGTGAAACTAAGACATTTACCGTCAAATTTACCCCAACCGATGCGACGAACAAAAACTACACCGCTGTGAGCGATAAGCCGAACTTTGCAACAGTTACTCAGCTTGTGAATGTAGTCACCGTGCGTGGTGTTGCTGAAGGTACTGCAAATATCACTGTCACATCTGAAGATGGTAGTAAAACAGCAAAATGCGTGGTCACTGTTACCGCTGCTTAATATTACAAAGGGTGCTTTCGAGTGCCCTTGATAATATTCAGGAGGGATTATGACACCTATTTTAGAAATCGGGGAGATGGTTATCTCTACTGATAAAAAGGATTACTTATTTAGACCATCGTTCATCAATATGACAAGAATCGGTGAGCCTAAACAGATTGTGAAAGCCTACGGTCAATTAAATGGCGCTGAGGTGCAAGAGTTAATTGCACGCGCCGTAATGAGCTACAGGGTTATTCCTGAGTGGTTAATAAAAGCCATTAGCAAGCCAACATATGGGCGTAATATCCTACAAACTGCAATGATGGTTATGCAGGCGTGCTGTGATGATGATTGTTCAGAAATTATTGGTGAATGGAGATCGGGTAAGCGAGGTATTGTCTATAAAAACGGCAAGATGCCAATCGCTGACATTATCGTCATTGCTCGAGAATTATTCACTCACGGAATTATCGGTAAAGCGAAGATCCGCAAACTTCAACGCAATGAGGGCAAAAACGAATTCTCAGATGAGTTTATGGCAATTGACTACATTAGCTCAGCTCGTGCTCACTTTGGTATGAATCGAGAGGAAGCCGAACAGTTAACCATGACTGAATTTCAGATGATGCTCAAAGCTAAATACCCTGATGAGAAAGGCTTCACTAAAGAAGAATATGACAACATCATGAAGCAAGATGATAGGCGTAATAATGAGTTAATCAGTGGTAAGCGCAGATTGGTGAGCAGAAAGAGAAAGTAGCCAATTATCAGACTTGAGATATTTTATAGTAAAGGTAGGAATATGAACAAAATCCTAAGGCAGTATCGACATATGAAGGTGCCTTTATTTGAATCTGGATATATTATCTATTGTGGCTCTTGGGATGATTGGCGCGCTCTACATGAAAAACTAGGCATTGATGGTGGGGATAGTTTTGTTAACGGTGCAAGTCATACAGTTACTAACACTCAGTGTGTACTCCATATTATTGGTGTGTTTAACGGTAAATTATCTACTCTAGCTCACGAATGCGCACATATAGCGTTCGACATTTGTTACCGCGTCGGTGTGAGCGTTGAAACAGGGGCCGCGAATGAAACATTTTGTCATCTTATTAGTAGGATGGTGGATTTCTGTGTTAAACCCAAAAAAGCCGACGTAGGCCGGCTTTAATTATTACAACAGGTTAAGGACGCTTACTGTTTGGTGTTCTTTTTTCAAGAACCCATGTGTTGCCAGATTGCGTTGTTGGTGGTAGCTTTTCGTTGTCTCTCACTGTGGCATAATTGTTTTTTAAACCGCCACGAGGTCCAACTTCTCGATAGATACCGCCATCTTTACCTGTGTTTTCACCGGGTTTTTTACCCATAATAAAAACTCCTTGTAATGCTCGTTATTGAGCAGAACAAATATTAGACGTGAATTTAATTAAGTCAAATATCCGTACAAAGGAAATGGGGCTGCTACTAACCTGATGACGTTTGGTCCTTTGTTCGTTTTCTGAAAGCGGTAATCCCAACCTTGTCCGAAGATAGCCGAACGGTGGATTTGAGTCGTTTTGTGGGTGATGTATACTGGTTATATAAACAGTTTTTAATGTATAACATTTAAAAAAATTGGCGTTAGGTACTGGTATACTTTGGATTACGTTGCTATAACAAATTAAATAATAAGGTAAAAAAATAAACCGTAGGATTTAAAGAGCATAATTATATTTTTATAATTGATAAATTTATATAAATAAAGATAATGAATATAACAACAATATGATTGTGTGCTTTTTATACTCCTGTGATATATTTAATGACCAAATGGGAGGATAACTATGATGGCTAAAAACTTAAAACATAAAAAACACCAATGTGAGACATCAGACAATGGTGAGTATCAGGTGTTTATGGAGCAGGTGGAGGCCCAGATAGAAAGCGCTCAATTATCCATAGCTGAGAAAAAAGCTGAATTCAAAAGGATTAAAGAGAATGGCGCTAGACTCACAAAACACCGTTTCACTATATGATTTTATATATCTAGATAAACCAAGAATTCTTACTCTTCTCGCCCAGCTTTCTAGTAATGGGGTACAGCAATCCCTAAAATTAATTAATGGCGAAAAAACCTCAATTTCTGTTGAGAAAAAAATGGGAGCAAAAGCTGGAATTCTGGGGTCAGGAGTTTCTGGGGACGGAGGTAAAAAGACACAAGATGATTCCACAGAGTCAATTGAATCTATTCATGATGTGTCTTGGTCATCACCTATACAACTGTTAGATTTGCTAAGTGAGTTGGGAGTAATACACAATGGAACTGAAGGATCTAGCCTTGGGTCTATCGTAATTGCTAAAGGTGGTGTGAGAATATTTGACGTTATGAGCTTAAAAAAAGCACTTCCAGTTATTGGTGCAATGTTTAACGCCGGTCTTGATCAGCCATCCCTTCCTCCAAAAGCAAAGCAAAAAAAATCAAAAAATATTGAAGATATTGTGATTGAAGGTGGTTTAACTATTGGCATGGTTGGCAGCATGCTTGATTTTGTTAACGATTCATTACAGATGGATTTATTTGAAGAAAACGGCAATGCTACATGGATGACTCTATCCATAGATGGTCTAACAATAAATTCTGCTGATTTAGCTCTGAAATATGGCTCACGAATACCAGGGGAATGGATTGTAATCGGAATAATAGACTCATTACCAGATCATTACTCAGAGCAGTACATTGAGATACCAGATGACAATAACCCCATGAAGAGTGGATTATCTGGAATGCTAGATGCAATTAGAGATAACATGGGAAGGAAAAGTACCAGTTACAGTCTTACCCCGTTAATGGTATTCAGAAAAGCAATTACCTCAGAAATAGAAAGCTGAATTAGTTATTATTGCCACTAACCCGCTTCGGTGGGTTTTTTATTGCCTGAATATCTCAAATTATTGATATTGTTTGATTGTTCTAAATTGAAATGACCGAACTACAAAATAATTGTAGGTAACTACAATTATTTTGTAGTTCAAATATTGAGCGACTCCTAAAGAGTTTTACAAAAAAGTTGTAAAACTTATCTTGTGTAATTTATTGATATAGTTTGATTATAGCGAATCGCGAGAATTGATAGCCCATCCTTGGGCGTTACTACTATTGTTATGCAATTAACGGAGTGTTTAAAATATCTCCGCTTTTCTCACCTTGCATAACTTGGGTGCGTAGACGGAAGTTTTGCAGTAACTCAATAAGCGCATTAGAGTCACGTTGTAATTTTTGAATGTATTCAACACTGACAACGTTATGACCATCAACGCTAACTACTTGTTGCTTGCCACCCTTATAAGAAACCAACCATCTGCCTTCTTTGGGTATGGTTACAGTGATTGAGTTTTGATTTGGCTCAAAAAGTATATTTTCTTCCTGTTTAGGAATGTATTCACCTTCAAGTACAAACTTGTGAATATACTCAACCGCATCGGGTATCTGATCTGCTGTTAATTCTTCAATGCTACTAACATTGAATTTCTGGTGAACAAGAGAATAGGCCTCTGGGTACATAATGCCTTTCTTACTAACCAGTAGATTAACAGCATTCTTTAATGGGTTGCGTTCTTGAACAGTTGATTTGTGTTTTTTCTTAACTTCACCAGTAGTCCAATATTCATAAAGTACGTCGTCACACTCTTCTTGATACTTGATTACTTTATCGCGGATCTCTGGTTTGACTTTGTTAGGGCTGATAGTGTGAAGCCAGCCTGCAAGTTTACGGAGAGCTAGGCAAAGCATTGATTGCTCACCGCCTTTTGAAGGTATCACGATTTCCGTGATCCCTTTACTAAACCTTTGTTTTAGCTTTTCAAATTGAGATTGCCAAGTTAACCCCATGCCTTCAACTATTGGCTTCATTGGTACATATGGTTCGCCGTTGAAATTTACTACATACAGGTTGTTACCGTGGAAAGGTACGTTAATTGTTGATACACTAGTCATGTCGGTTACTCCGTAGTTTCTGACAAATTAGAAGCCCTAGCTACCGCAAATAGTTGGGGCTTCGCTGTTTTAGTTGACACGTTTTTCTCTTTCTTTCACATACCAAGCTATCGCTTGATTAACTATTGAGTTTTGCGAAATACCATCTTTCGCTGAGAGTTCTACCACTTTACTTTTTAACACCTCTGTTAATCTGAGTTGAAATTTTCCTGTTTTTTTATTGGTATTCATATCTTCATCCTTTTATGTGTCTATGTGACATCACAAAGATATCAATGTGAATCTATATAGTCAACGAATAATTGACTATATTGTGATATCACAATGACTTTACTGGTGGTTGTATGTCACAAAAAAATACGCGAATAAGAGATATAACGCCTTATAGCCTTAGAATGCCTGATACTCTGAAAGAAAAGTTAATGCAAAGGGCGAGTAAGAACGGGCGATCTCTTAATGCTGAAATGGTTATGATTCTTCAGTCTGCCGTGGATGAGGATAGCACCCCAAAAAACTTAAACGAGCTATCACAGCTTGATCCTGAAAAGTTCAAAGAATTGTTCATGGAAACTATTAAGAAGATACAAGGGGGTGAAAAGTGAGCGAAGAACAAGACAATGATAGAAAGCTATATAATCTGTTTAAGATGGTAACGGAAGAAACTTTTTTAAATTACCTTAAACACGTTGGCGTGAATGAAGTTAAGTGTCAAGTGTGTGGGAATACAAAAATGGCGATCCCAAATGTATCTGACAATGGTGAAGAGCCTTATTTAATCCCAATAGATACAGAAGAGGTTTCATATAAAAACAAATATTGGATCACTAATTATAAATACAGATTTATATGCAGAAACTGTGGTCATGAAACCTACTTTAATGCATGGCCTGTTAGTGACTGGCTAATCAAGCAAAGAAAGGAGTGTGAAGATGAAGGGAAGTAATGTAATAGACCCTCTTCTTCCACAATGGACTGATAGAGGTAGAGGCGGTCACTATGACGGTGGTAGTGGCGGAGGTGGAGATATGGAAGCTAGAATTGCAAAATTAGAAGCAAATGTAGAAAGCATTCAAGCTACATTGACCGATATTAAATCAGATATAAAAACATCTAAAGGTGATATCAGTACCTTAAAATCTGACACCGCAGTAATTAAGTCTAATTATGCTACTAAGCAAGATATTGAGGTAGTTAAAACTGAAGTTCAGAAGGCAATATCAACACAAACTAAATGGCTTATGGCTACTATATTTGTAGCACTTGGGTCTGGGATCACCATTGCTAAATTACTTTTCTAATTTGCTCCCATTTGCACCACAAACAGCTAAACTAATAACAAATTAACTAACGAGGATGGTGTTGTGAGGAAGGTTATTTTTTTATCGTTATTGTTAATGATGCTTTCTGGGTGCGGTGATATAGGTAAATACGATGGTGTTTACGCCTGTGATATATCTCAAGCTCTTAACGATAAGACAATAGAATACGGTGGAGATTATGTTTTCCCTAAAGATACTAAAAAGGCAAAAATAAAATTAGAGAATGCTGTTCTAACTATCTATGGGATGAATTCTGGTGATTACATCGGGCATAAGATGTCTAAACCTAGCAAAGATGACATTAATGATGATGTATATGATGGTGATTTTTTCTATAAAAAAGATGACATAATGGAAGCATTTTCATTTGATAGAAAATTAGCAACCCTAACTATTAATAGGGAAGGCATGAAGTCTATACAGCAGTTTTCAGGATGTAAAAAGCAATAAGATATTTCATTAACGATTTATGCATAAGACCCTGTCATTTTGGCAGGGTTTTCTTTTTTAGGAGACTTAAAATGTCAGAACAAAAAGTTGGCGGTATTGTTTACCAAGTATCAATGGATATAAAGCCTTTATTACAAGGTGAAAAGGAAGTAAGTAAATCCCTAGAGGAGATGAATAACTCAACAAAAAAAACCACAGAAGCGCTTAATAAGCTAGATAGAACGGCCGCTAATGTTGGTTCCTCTCTAAAAATGCCAGAGGTAAACAAGCTATCCAGAAAAATGTCTGAGTTAGCTGGCAGTATTGGCGCTCAGTCAGCAAAAACAGAGAAAGCGACTCAGGTGAACAATAGATTTGCTGGAGTCTTAAGTACTGTGTCAGGAACATTTGGCGCTGGCTATGTTAGCAATGTTGGTAGTGCAACAAGTCAACTTGTTCAGCACACAAAAGCCGCGATCCTAGCCACTCAAGCAGAATTAGAACACGCTAAATCAGCGCAAAAAGAAGCAGAAGCACTTCAAGCTGCCGCATCTCAGCAAGTATTAAATGCAAAAGCAGCAAAAGAGGAAGCTCAAAGCAAGTTAGCCTCAGTTAGTGCTGAAAAAAGCACTATTACTGAAATAGAGCGCTCTACAGATGCAAAAATGAAGGATCTGGAGGCACTTCGTCAGCGTCAAATTTTGATGGTTAAAGATGCGGAAGAAAACTACCAGATGACGGCTAGCGAAAAGAATTTAATGGCGGTAACTAAAGCAAAAAATGCACTTTACGCTACCGAAAATAAAATAAAGACACAGTTATCAGTCACTGGTAAAGAAATAGCCGCAATAGAGGCCCGTATTGCAGCAGCAAAAGAGGCAGAAGCGCTTGCCACTAAACGATTAAACGCAGCAATAGTGCTAGAGCAGAAAGGTAAAGCAACCTTAAAGTCAGCAAATGAGGCAGTTGCCGCAGCGTCAGCAAAAGTAACGCTAGCCACACAGGCACAAAGTGTTGCTATGAATGGATTGAAAAGCGCAATGGCATTATTGGGTGGTCCTACTGGATTGTTTATGTTAGCCGCAGCAGGGGTGTATGCGCTTTATCAATCAATGAGCAACAATTCATCTATTGATGATTATAAGTCAAAAATTGACGAAGCTATCAATAAACTAGATGAGCTTAACGCTAAACAAGCTGCAGCCGCTGCAACCAAGGCAGAGTCAGTTATTAAGGCAAACACAAAAGAGATTGATTTATTAGCAGAAAAAATAAGCTATACAAGAGCACAGATAAAAAATATGAAGGATGATCCTATTAAGTGGCAAGAGTCTAACGCCCTTAAGGATTACAATGCAACTATCGATGAATTACAGCGTAAACTAAAGACGCTGCAGGGAAATCAAGCTGACTTAGAAAATGAAAGTAAGCGCTATTCCCGATCGCTGGAATTATTAAACAAGACAGAAAAAGAAAGGACAGGTAAAACCGACGAACAAATAGAAGCTAATGCTTTATATCTAAAATCCGTTGGCGGAGTTCGTGAAGCTAACGAATTATTGTTGAGAACATTAGAGCTAGGCTCTCCGGTTATTGCTGATATAGAAACCCAGATAGACAATCTTGCTAAATCACTTGAGGATGCAAAAGTACCTCCAGAGGAAGCAGAAATTGCCATTTCGAATCTCAGAACAGCATTAGAAGCAAAGTTATCAAATAACTTTGAAGTGATGCTACAAGACCTTGAAAATAATGTTACTGCATTAAAAATAGAGATGAAGGATGGCAAAGATGCGGCGATAGAGTATCGTGCAAGCGTCATGGCCGCCAAAATGGGCATGACTGATGAGGGGCAGGTAAAGCGTTATATACAATTAATTAAAGAAGAAACCGAGGCTAGGGAAAAGTTAACAAATCAAAACAAGAAATCAAAATCAGGAAATAACGAAGCTAAACGTATTAACGATGCCATTAAAAAACAACAGCAACAGACTGAGGCGTTAAGAAAAGAATTTGAATTATTGAGTTCTGGCGCAGCTAACGTAAATAGAGAGATGGCTATTTTTAACGCTGTTCAAAGTCTGGGTGCTGATGCGACAGACAAGCAAAAGAAAGCTATTGCTAAAGAAGCCGCCGAAGTTTTTGACCTCAAACAAAAAGTCGATGACTTTATTAAGTCGCAAGAAATTACTCCAGAGTTAAAACTTGCAAGAGCATTTAGACAAGAATCTGAAGAGCTTAAACGCATGTTTGATAATGATTTCATTGATGAAGAAACGTTTAAGGCGTTAGGCAATAAAGCAATGAAGGCATTTGATGCTGGAATGGCTGAAATAAAAATAAATGCGGTTATTGACCCAATAACTGAAGCTAAAGGGCAATATGACCCGATTCAAGCACTGGCTAACGAACACGCTAAGAAACTTGAGATGATCCGCCAATTCGAAACAGAAAAAGGCGCTATCACCCAGCGTGGCTTAGAGTTAATGAATGCCGCCAATACTCAATATGAGCAAGAACGGTTAAATGCTCAATGGGAGATATGGCGCAATCAGAGCCAAGCCAATCAATTCTTAGCTGATGGGTTGGACGCATTAGGACAACGCTCTACTAACGTACTCACAGGGCTATTAACTCAAACACAATCCCTTAATGATGCTTTCCGTAATGTCGCCTTAACCATTGTAGACCAAGCCGTTGGCGCTCTGGTTCAAATGGGTATGCAACAGGTTAAGAATATGGTTACTGAAAGCGCCATGCGTAAGGCTTCCAATGCTCAAGCTATAGCGGATGCTACAACTACTGGCGCCGCAATTACAAATGCTATGGCTCCGGCGGCAGCGACAACCAGTATTGCCACTATGGGTTCTGCTGCTACATGGGGTATGGCAGCAATGGCAACGGCTATTCCCGCTATGATTGCGCTTGCTGGCGCTCGTAAAAATGGCGGGCCCGTAAATGCTGGCTCAATGTATCGAGTGGGTGAAGGTGGTAAGCCTGAGATATTCAAAGCATCTAATGGTAGTCAGTACATGATCCCAGGTGACAATGGTCGAGTTATCAGCAATCGACAAATGGGTAAAGGTGGTAATGGTGTCAGCATGGGTGATATGCACTTTACATTCCAAGTTCAAGCACCTAATGGCATCACTCAAAAGGAAGCACAACAGATACAGCAAATGGTGAGAGGTACGGTTTATGACGTACTTGGTAACGAAATGCGTAGCGGTGGTGCTTTGGAAAAAGTAAGAGGTTGGTAATTAAGAGAGGTAGTTATGAGCAATCAGAATATCAAAGAAATTAAAGATAGTGATGGTAACGTGAAATTTAGAATAGCGAAAATTGGAGTATTTGACACATCACCAACACCATCAATAGAAGATTTAGTGAAAAGAATTGAGTCACTGGAAAAACAGCTCGCTGATATGCAAAAGGCAACGAGCTGTGATTTAGATATACTAAGCACGCGAATTACTGCAGTCGAAAGCTTTAGCCGTTAGTACAGTTAGCAAAGCTATTCTTTGCGTGTTGTATAGCTAATTTTTCAATATCTCTTAATGTTAAATTCTCTACAACTTTACCTGTGACATCTATTGTGAAATGGTGGATTGAACCATCCGAACCTTGTAAGGCAATATCTAATGTGTTCTTATCATTAGCTCGGTCTATGCCTGAAACATGAATCAAATTAAATTGCATAAAATTCCCTCACACCGAAGTAAATCAGCCATTCCTTCGGCAAGTTTCTCTGGGCTGAATATATAAAATAACCTAATGGATATTTATTAATATCCTGATATTTGATCAGGCGGCTTTGTGTCGCCTTTTTTTATTGGAGTAACCAATGGAAGAGTTTAAATGGCGACCTGAAACAGCTTATCAGGTGGGTAATGAGCCTAAAGTGAAAGTAGCCAAGTTTGGTAACGGTTACGAACAAAGAGTCAAAGACGGGATCAACAACCAACTAAAGACTTATCAACTCTCATTTATTAAACATGCTGATATTGGGAAACAGATTGATGAGTTTCTTAAGGCTAGAGGTGCAGTTGAATCATTCTTATGGCTAACCAGTGATGATAACTCTAAACGTAAATTTGTTTGCCGTAGCTGGCAGGTAACACCAAGAGCGACGGTGTGGCAGATAGACTGCACATTTGAGGAGGTTGTTGCATGAGGGATATACCTCAAGAGATGCGCATAGATGTTGCAGATTTACAGCAAAATGCAATGTTAGATTTGTATGAGGTCGATTTAAGTCGTTTTGGTGGTGACGTTTACCGGTTTCATGACGGCATGAATGGCTTATTAAAACCTATTATTTGGCAGGGCTTACGATATGAGCCTTATCCTGTTCAGGTTACAGGGTTTAGTGTAACGGCTCAGGGTGCATCAGACAGACCAAAAATGACGTTTGCTAACTTTGACGGAATGTTAACTGCGATTAACAACGACTATGATGATGCGCTAGGCGCTGTTGTTACTCGCAGGCAGGTTTTAGAGCAATATCTCGATGCTGTTAATTTTCCCAACGGAAACCCACAAGCAGATCCAACCAGAGAAGCCGTTCAAAAATATGTTATCGAACAGCGAGAAAGTTCAGACTCTGATTTTGTGACGTATATATTAGCACTTCCAACAGAAACAGATAACGCCCTGATACCTAGACGGGTTATTCAGGCTGATATCTGCTCGTGGCGATACAGAGGATTTGATTGTGGTTATGATGGCCCTCCTGTTGCAGATGAAAAAGACCAACCAACAACCGATCCCTTAAAAGACAAATGCTCTCATAAATACAGCGGGTGCAAATTAAGACACAAAGGGAATATGCCATTCGGCGGGTATTTAGGATCAAATAAATTAGGTTAATCCATGATTGAGAAAGACATTATCGCTCACGCGAAAGCGGAAGGAGTGAGGGAGTCTTGCGGCTTAATTTCGGGTGACAGGTATTTCCCTTGCAGAAACATACATCCCGATCCGCAAAACTATTTTGAAATTAACCCAGACGATTGGATGACGGCAGAGTGCTATTCAGAAATCAAAGCTATTGTTCATAGTCACCCTGACGGAAAGCCGTACCTGAGTTCTGGCGACAGAACAATACAAAGGAAAACAAATCTGCCTTGGTGGTTGGTATGTGATGGAGAGATCCATAAGTTCAGGCCAATAGCGCCACTGTTAGGTAGAGAGTTTAAGCATGGTGAGCAGGATTGTTATTCCATTATACGTGATGCCTATCATCTGTCAGGCATTCAGCTAGATGATTTTATTCGTCCCGATGAATGGTGGTACACAGAACAAAATCTCTATCTTGATAACACGGACAAGCAGGGATTTTATCAAGTAGAAGAGGCTCAAGAAGGCGATATGATATTGATTTGCTTAGGAACATCAAAACCTTGTCACGCTGCGTTGTACTTAGGTAATCAAGAGATATTGCATCACAGGCCAGACAGATTGAGTAAGCGAGATACTTACGGTGGTTACTGTTTTAAATACACTCACAGCATTTGGAGGCATAAACAATGGTCAAATTACAGTTTGCAGGCTATTTACGCAGATTTGGACGCAGGTTCGAGCTTGAGGTAAGTAATGCAGGTGAGGCCTTACGCTGTCTTTGCTATCAAATTGATGGGTTGAAAAAAGAGATTAACCAAGGTCAGTTTCGCGTTCGTATCGCAGGTAACGATATGACCGAGGATAGTATTTCCACGGGATTAAGTACGCCATTAAATGAAGGTGATGTTATTACGATCGTCCCTATAGTTGGTGGTGCTAAATCCGGCGGGTGGCTAGGCATTATTGGTGGAGCTGCTTTAATTGGCGCATCGTTTTTAATACCGGGCGGATTTTTGGCAACGATGACATCGACTGCATTATTTGCCGCTGGTGTAGGTGTGGCCGCCGCGGGATTGGCAACCATGTTAACTAAAACACCGCCAGCGCCAAGCATAGAGGGGCGAAACTCAGAAAGTAACCAGTATTTCAGCTCGTTATCAAATAGAGTCGGTCAAGGTTATCCGGTTCCTATCTGTTATGGCGAGATGGTTGTGGGTTCAAATGTAATATCACAAGGTTTGGAGACTGTTTAATGGGCAAAGGTGGCGGTGGAGGAAGCACTCCGAGGTTGCTCGATGACAACTTAAAAAACAAACAATTTCTTAATGTCATCGATTTAGTTTCAGAAGGGCCAATAGAAGGGCCCGTAGGTGGTATGTCAGGTTTTCTATTGAATGGAACGCCTGTTGTAGATGCGGATGGTAATCCAAATATTCATGGTGTTGAGGTTCAGTGGCGAGCAGGAACGCAAACGCAAGAACCATTAGAGGATTTTCCTTTTGTAGAAAAAGAAATTCCTGTCAATGTAGAGGTAAAAAAAAGCACACCAATTTTACGCACTATTTCAGATCAGGAAACTGACCGCGTTAGATTCACTTTGGGTGTTTCTGCTCTTGTTAGTCAAGATGACAAGGGAAATCAGCACGATGCTACGGTAGAAATGCTTATTGAAGTTAATGATGGTTCTGGTTGGACACATGCAGAAACAGCAAAAATAACCGGAAAAATCAGTGGCCAATATTTAGAATCATATATCATTGATGCGCCTAAAAAGAAACCTTTCCAAATTAGAGTTTCACGATTAACAGATGATAGTAAAAGTGATCTACTGAAAAACGGAACGGTATGGGCAAGCTACACAGAAATAACTGACGCTAAATTCTCTTACCCTAATTCTGCCGTCGTCGGGATGAAAATCGATAAATCCCAATACGGTGATACACCCAATCGCACCTATCATATTAAAGGGATGATTATCCAAGTTCCTGATAACTATGATCCGGAGTCTCGTACTTACACTGGCATCTGGACTGGTCGCTTCAAGCCCGCATGGACTAATAACCCTGCATGGGTTTTTTACGATTTAGTCACTAATGAACGATACGGTATAGGAGAGATGATCGGCTCGTTTGGCGTTGATAAATTCGCGCTATATGCCATTGCTCGTTACTGTGATGAATTGGTTGATGATGGGTTTGGCAACAAAGAGCCTCGCTTTACTTTTAATGCCTACATTACCTCTCAACGAAAAGCCAAAGAAGTGCTTGATGACTTAGCGTCCGTATTTCGCGGTATGCCTTTATGGGACGGACAGCAATTAACGTGCTTTCAAGATAGACCATCAGATCCAGTATGGACGTACACAAACTCAAATGTTATTGATGGAAAATTTAAATATACATCAACAGCGAAATCAGCTCGTCATAATGCTATCGAGGTGTCATGGATAAACCCGAGTAATGGATGGAGTGAAGAAAGAGAATTTATCCAAGATGATGATCTCATTCAGCGATTCGGCGGTGTAAATGTTAAGAAAGTTACTGCTTTTGGTTGCACTAGTCGCGGACAGGCTCACAGAGTGGGTAAGTGGATATTACAGACAGAAAAGCTGGAGAAAGATAGCGTTACATTCTCAACAGGAAGAGAGGGGATTAACTGCATCTCTGGCGATATTATTGAGGTAGCAGACGATAGCTTTGCAGGAGTGAAGGTAGGTGGTCGGGTTCTATCAGTTAATGGTAGCGCTATTACTATTGATGCGCCTATAGATTGGAAATATGACGATAAAGGTACTTTCTCATTTTTAGGGACATCAGGCAGGTTCGAGAAAATAGAAATTCAATCTATCGATGGTGATATTGTCACTTTGCGTGAGGTTCCTCGTGGACTGAAACAATATGGTGTATTTTCTATTACCAAAAGCATGCTAATAACAAGATTGTTTCGAGTTATTACCATTTCAGAAAATAATGATGGAAATTACTTATACAACTGTATTCAGCATGAACCTCAAAAGGAAAGCATTGTTGATAATGGAGTTGATTTTACTGGGAACCCGCCAACGCAGAATGTTATTCGCATTCCTAATATAGAGCGTCTTTCTATTGCTTACGTTGATGATAGCCCTCAAGTTCAAGCTAGGGCTATGTGGGTAACAACAGCCATTAATAGAAATATTTCATTTAATGTCACTCTTTATAAAAACAGCAAGGTTGTATCTACTGGTAATACCACAGATTTAGAGTACTACTTTAATGGGCTTGAAGCCGGTGACTATCTTGTTGGGGTGAGAGGTCAAGACGCTAATGGAATGCTTGGTAATGAATCAAAAGTCCAGATGGTTATTGGTACGCCAAGTGCACCTAGCTCAATAATTGTTGAGTCTGGTTTTTTTGAAATAAAATTAATCCCTCATATCGCTGCGCCACACACTCTAAATACCGAGTTTGAGTTCTGGTTTTCTGGTGAAATAAAAATAAATAATATCAATGAGATAGAGTCAAAAGCTGATTTCTTAAGTCGCGCTAAGTTCTGGACAAAAGGGCAATTAAAGCCGGGGCGTGATTACTGGTTTTATGTAAGAAGCGTAAATGAATATGGGAAGTCTCATTTTGTAGAAGCTAAAGGACAAGTTGACGGTAACATAGACGCTATTCTTGAAGAATTAGCGGGGCAAATCAGCCGAGACCAACTCGCACAAGACTTATTGGGTGAAATTAACAGTAAAGCTAACCAAATCGATATTACTGAATTACATGAGTTGATGAGGATAAATCAT